CGGCGTTCATCAGCAGCCGGCCCAGCTCGATCGGGTTGTGGTAGTTCCACAGGTGCAGCGTCAGATCGGCGAGGCGTTCGGCCGTGCTGTAGTGGTCGAGGATCACCTCCCGGTGCCGCAGGAAGGGGCTGTCCTCGTAGCCGATGTCTTCCAGCACCTGGAGGGCGGCGGCGACATTTGTCTGCAGGTTGTCGGCGACGATCACCGCCTCGGCCTTGTCGGCCGGATCTTCCGAGAACAGCTTGCCGTTGCCGATCATGTCCAGCAGCCGCTGTGCGGAGCTAAGGACGGGCGTGAACTTCGATGTTTCCAGTAAATGCAACATGACTTTCTCCTTTAGTTGTTGCGGGTACCGGCCTGGAAAACCCAGCACTTGACCGTGGCCGGTCGATCAGGTGCATCCGGGTGCTGCTTGGATTTGTTGTAGCGGTCGTTGATCACGGAATTGACCGGCTTCACGTCGACGAACTTGCGCACGCGGCTGGTGCGCAGCAGCTTCTTCAGGTCGCGCAGCTCGGGGAGCTGCTGGCGCCGGTCGGTAGCGACGGCGACGAAGTGATTCAGGTTGATGGCGATCTCGGCGTCGCCCTTGCGGGCGTGGTTCAGCACCGGCACGTCGTCGTCGCCGTTGAGGAAGTCGTAGATGTCCCAGAACTCCTGCACCACCTGGTGGTCGGCGTTGATCGCCTCCTGCCGCTCGGCCGCCATGTCTTCGATGAAGGCGTGCGTCTGCTGGCGCTCGGCGCTGCCCAGCGGCACCACATGCACCAGCGCATCCACCAGTGCGGCGAGCTGGGCGTGGTTCTTCACGATGCGAAGATTGCGCACGCCGGCGACCTTGAGTAGCGCCTTCTCGTGCACCGGCACGCGCTCTTCGAAGGTGGCCAGCACGGACTTTTCCGCCAGCGTCGCCTTCAGCGCGAAGCCGGACAGCGCATCGACGCCGATCTGCCCCAGGGCGTCGGCCGCGGCCTTCGATTCCGGCGTGTGCGAGGCCAGGTCGAAGCTGATGTGCAGGATCCGCTGCATGATCGCGTCGGACGCCGCCACCGGCGCGTTCTGGCTGATCGTCAAGGCGCCGCGGAAGGGCGGCTCGTAGGTCTCGTTGCCGCTGTTCTTCACGCCGCGCGAATACACGCTGCGGCCGTTGTAGAGCGGCTTCAGTTCGTCCCAGTCGAAGCCCTTCTGCTTGTTGCGGTCCTCCTCGGTGCGGTCCCCCTCGATCAGCACCACCGGCAGGCCCGAGACCTGGCTGAAGTTGCGCGCCCGCGCCGCCATGGTCGACTTGCTCGGGTCGAAACCCTCGTAGTCGCTGCGGCCGACCAGGCGCCAGAGGAACTCGATCAGCGTCGACTTGCCGGCGCCCGGCTCGCCCACCAGCTCGATGAACGGGAATGACTTGTGCCGCTGGCGGATCTGTTCGGCGAACAGGCTGCCCAGCCAGAAGGCCAGCGCCGCGATGCCCTTGTGGTGGTAGCACTGCCACAGCAACCCGACCCAGTCGGTGCTGAATTCCTTGAGGTCGCTATTTATCGCAAGGTCGACCGAGCGGTTCAGGCTCTTGATCGACAGCCGGCCGATGTCGAAGAAATCCTCATCGTTGAGCGGCACCGTCTTTCCGGCCTTCACCGCCACGTCGTTGAACACCCAGGCGCCGTGGTCGCGGCTGTAGCCGATGAAATCGATGGTCTCGACCGTCTTGATGCGTGCCAGCCAGCGCTTCAGCATCGCGTCGAGCTGGTGCGCATTGCCGGTGAACACCGCGCCGGCGGCGATGCCGAGCAGGCGTTTCTTGAACTCGCTGGCGCTGGCCAGTTGCCCGCCGGTGAAGGTGTTGTTCACCGAGGGTCCGTCGTGCGGAAAGTCGATGCGAAAGTAATACCAGCTCTCGTCGGTCAGCAGATTCGCCTGGTAGTACAGCGCCGTGGGGTAGCAGTTGGCGATTTCGGTGACCGTGCCGGATTCCGTCAGCGCCAGGTCGCGTTTCTCGTCGTCGGACTTTTCCTTGTCGCCCTCGAATTGATCTCGCGCCTTGGCGTAACGCTCCAGATCGAGCTTGAACCACATCAGCTTGTTGTCGAACTCGAAGCTGAAGCTGTTCCAGCCGTGGCGCTTGTACATCAGCAGCGCCTTTTCCGGAGCCGACTCCGCCAGCAGCAGCGCGCCCTGGTAGCGGTAATCCTTGATGTCCTCCGGCTTCAGTCGCCCGCGCTGGTGCATGTCGTTCCAGTCGGGCTCCTTGCCGCCCTCCATCGGCACCATCGCCGCCGAGGCCTCCCAGCCTTCCTCGCGGCTGCGCTTGACGAACTTGCGCGTGCCCTTGCGCCCGGCGGGGCCGTCGTCGAAGGCCCACACCAGCGCCGGCCGCGGCTTGCCCTCGGCCTCGCAGCGCACCGCCAGCTCTTTCAGCGCGGCGGCTGGGTAGTTGCCGCTGCTCATCGCCGAGGCCGAGACGATGTCGTGATGCAGCAGCGCGATCACGTTGAAGATGCCCTCGACGATCCACAGCTCGGCCGGGATCTCGGAGAGCGTCGGCGGCTCCCACCACATGCCGCCGTACTTGCCGCGGAAGTTCGCCTTGCGATCGAAGCGTTCCGGCTGGTCGATCAGCCGTTCCCACCAGACGCCATCGGCCAGCGCGAAGCGCACCGTCGCCGAGCCGAGCTTCAGCTCCGGGTTGTAGTAGTTCTCCTGCTGGTACCAGCCCGCGATCTTGTCCAGGTCGAAGCCGCGCGCATCGCGCAGGTAGGCATCCGCCGCCGCGTTCGGCGCCGCCGGCGTCGCCTTGTAGCGGTCGCCCCAACTGGCGAACAGGTCGGCGTAAATCTCTTTGACATGGAACTCGACGCCGCACTTGTTGCTCCGCCCGCAGCGCAACACCCAGGGGTGCTCGGCGCTGGTGAACATTTCCTTCTTGTCGCAGGACGGGCACTTGCCCTTGGTCAGCCAGGTGCCCGAGGGCTTGAAGCCGTAGTCCCGCTCGAGGCGGGCAGTGATGTCGCTGTGCAGTTGGTGGTTCATCGAAATTTTGGCAAAAAGAGTCCTCGCATGCCGAATCCGGCATGACGGTGTAATCAGTGGAAAAAGATCAGCCGGGCTAGCGGCTTAGCTGCTGTCGAGAGCCATGGCGCGGGGGTGTGGGCAGTCCAGCGCCAGGCCGAGCTGTTTGGTATCGGGTTTGCTGTAAGCCGGCGAGCGCGGGGATAGGGGGATGAAGACCTTCGGGTTCGGCGTCATGCTCGGCGCAATGGTGCGCACCGCCGCCGTGTGCGCCACCCAAGTGTGGGCGCACTCGATGTTCTGGCACTGCAGCTGGTGCTCCTGCACCGACTCACTCATTGCCCGGCTGGTGCGGATCGTCGCCAGGTGCTGGCAGTGGGGGCACTTGATGCGCATCAGGCCACCTTGCCCGGGCGCCGCAGCAGGCGGCTCATCAGGCCCAGCGCACGCTGGCCGACCGCGGCCAGACGCGACAGCTTGGCCTTGGCCGCCTCCGGCTCGCCCTTGTCGATGCCGTCCAGCATGCGCGACAACGCCACCTCGGCGTCGGCCGCGGCGGCCACCACGTTCTGGAAGTGCATCACTACCGTGCGATCTGTGTCGGGCGCGGCGGGGTCGACCCCGATGTGGACTTCGGGGTCTTCCTGCGCGCCCAGCCCCACTGGAAACAGCAGCGCATCGGCCAGCGCCAGGCGGCGCTCCGCCGGTAGCGCGGCGAGGATCGACCACACGAAATTGAACGGCAGCAGATTGCGGTCCTTGGTCGAATCGTCGAGCCAGCGGAACACGCGATCGGCGTTCACCCGCATGCGCTCGAAGCTGTCCTTCGTCGGCGGGTCGAAGGCGATCCCGGTCAGCGTGTCGAAGCCGAGTCGCCCATGCGCCTCGACGATCTGCTGCACCGCTGTTTCGCGGCTCCAGGCATTGGTCCGCCGCCAGTCCTCGACGTGCTCGCGCACCAAGGTGATCGGCGTGCGGGTCATCGCGCCCCCTTGATCTGGCTGTACCAGCCGCCGCTGAGGCTGCCGACAATGCCGACGCCGTGCCGCCACTGCCGGCTGGTCAGCAGGCCCTTGAGCAGCACGAGGGAAATGCGGCTAGGCGCCATCGCGGACCTCCGTGACGATGAACCGCTGCCACCCGCTGCAGTGGTCGGCCACGCTACAGACGCCACGTTTCATGTCCTGCTCGCGCAGCTCGATGGCTTCGGCCCAGGCTTCGGCTGGCGACCAGCCGGTATCGAACCGACGCGTTGCCTCCGGCGTGTTGAGCAGATCGGCCAGCAGCTGCATCTCGGATCGGGTGGCGCGGTTCCGCTCCATGCTGAAGTCGGTGCGCCGGGAGGGTCTGTCCGCCTGGCGCTCCATCAATACGCCACGGGTGCTGACAAAGAATCTCGCACGTTCGTGCGACCTGCGCTGCATGACGGTACCCATTCGGCGACCTATGCTGTCTGCAGAGCTGGCGTCTCGGTCACGAGGGGCAGGCCCTTCAGGTAGGCCTCCCTCGCCAGGGCGGAGCGGCTGATCTTCCGCTCGGTCGCAATGCGCGCCGCATCGGCTAATTCGCTGGGCATCAGCCGCAGCGCGATGGGCTTCGCCTTGACGATTCCCGCGGGGTTGCGGGAGTGGTGTTGCTTCTGCATAGTGTCACCTTGAGTAAGTGTTACACGATTTTAGGTAGCCATTTAGCTACTTGTCAAGGGAAATATTGCCGAATGGCGACTATTGGGGAAAGACTCAAGGCGGAACGGGTGCGCCTGAAACTAAGTCAGGAGGCTTTCGGCGACGCCGCGGGCGTGGGCAAACATTCCCAAATGCGCTATGAAAAAGGGGAAAGGTCGCCGGATGGAGACTACCTGGCCAAGATCGGCACGTTCGGTGCCGACGTGCATTACATCCTGACCGGGCAGCGCAATTTGTTCATGGACTATGAGGCTCCCGAGTCGATAACCCCGGCTCGCCAAATTGCGAACGATATAGCTGGCATGAACCTTTCCAGCGACGATGCCGAATTGCTGCTGGCATTCGCCCGGCGGCTCTGTCCTCCGGGGTAAGTGTTACACTGCCGCATGTCATACCGAGGGGGACGGCATGCGCATCCGATTGGTCCTGCTCCTGTCCATGCTTCTGTCGACCTTCGCCGTTGCGCGCCCTGCGTACCCGGCGAACAAGCCCTGCAGCGGGAAAAAGGGTGGTATCTCGCATTGCGCGGGCCAGTTCTTTGTGTGCCGCGACGGCACCACCAGCCAGTCGAAGAAGGATTGCCGATCGTTCGGCGGCGTCTCCGATCAACGGCCCGCCCAGGAGCCAAAGGAAAAGAGGAAGCGCAAGTGAATGCGAGATCGATACTGTTGCTGGCGCTCGTGCTGGCCGCGTGTGCCGAAGAACCACCGCCGGCGCGCACCGCCACGGTCAAGGCCGCCGACTACGGCGAGGCATGGCCGCTGTTGGCCCTGCAAGGGACGCTCGGCTGCGAACCTCCATCGGCGGCCTACATCGAGGTGAACGGCAAGCGCTACGGGCTCAATGGCAAGGCGCTGAGCGCCGGGCTGCCAAGAGGTGATGAGGTAACACGAAAAGGAAGCGCAGTGGGGTTGTCGATATTTATCGACATGGCACTTGCGACTTGTCCAGACAGAAGGTGATTCATTCACGGAGGGGGATAGGCGATGGCGGCAGACAAAGAAATGGAGATTGCGGTCGACGACTTGAAGCTTGATCTGGAGAATCCGCGCGGCAAGGGTTACGCAGACCAGGTGAGTGCCTTGGAGTCAATCGTCAAGTGGTCGCCGAGCAAATTGGTGGCTCTAGCGGAAGACATCGCGACTCAAGGGATGAACCCAGCCGATCGCATGATTGTCATCAAGGATGAGAGCGACGATCGTTACATCGTTCTTGAGGGAAACAGGCGACTCGCGGCGGTGAAGCTTCTCTGCGATCCAACACGCATTAGCGCGATGCCGATGTCGGCAGCTCTCGGCAAGCGCATGAGAACCCTTTCGGACAAGCTGGATCACACACTTGTAGATCCGCAGTCCTGCGTAATACTGGAAAGCCGCGAGGAAGCTGATCACTGGATAACTTTGAGACACACGGGGGAAAATGAGGGGGCTGGAGTTGTTCCTTGGGATGGTGAAGAATCTGCGCGTTTTCGTGGCAAAGAACCGGCGCTGCAGGTGCTGGAATTTGTGCGAAATAATCCAAAACTGGACAGCAAAACCCGTGAAG